ATATAATATGTCTAACAAAAAGGATAAAAAAGCTGAGCCCTGGCAAATTGGTGGCGCGGCGATTGGCACTGCCTTGGGTGCCTTATTAGGATTCTTAACGTCTCTTTTTTTTTCTTCAAATATCACCGCTTGGCTTAAAGAACATGGTTTAAAAGAACGTTATAAATATTTGATTGGAACATTCATTATTTTACTTAGTATGCCTATTCCTGGCGCAATTGGTTACATTGGCGGTGAAGATACGAATACAATTGGGTCAAATGTCGGATATTTTTTTATATTATATTTTGTACTAATTTTTATATTTGAAGATTTATCGCTACCTGGTATTATGGATAGTATTATTTTGTGTGGACTTTTCATTTTGTGTTTTTATACATCTATGAAATTTGGATTAAAGACTGATGGTACATTAAGTTGGTTTTGGATCCCTATGATTGTTTTATTCTCATTTTTACTTGCGGCACAATATTATTTTGCTGATATTGTCAAATTAATAAGTAATGTGGAAAAGAGGTGGGAAAAACCTGAACCGACAGATACAGTCGAAAATAAAGATATAGACGCAGATAAAGATAATTTGGAAAAACCTAGTTCACCTTGGCTAACACCTGATTTTAAAAAGGATGACGAAATTGCTAAAAAAATATTAACAGTTGTCAATAGTAAAACACATTCGGAATTAAACTCAAAGGTAAAAACAGGAGAACATGTAATTGATAGCACCATATTCAAGGTAAGACCAATTGTCCCAATCGTAATAATTGCTATAGCTGGATTATCACTTATAATAACCTTGTTAGTCAGTGTATTTATTAAAAAAAATAGTGAACCTGATTTTAATATATTGTTTCAAAGTGGGCTACTAATTAGTATATATTTATTTATATTTTTTTGTGTATTTCTCTTCCTTGGTAAATTTGGTGTAGAACATATATTTCCTCAATTAAAGGCAGAGAATTTAGAACCTATAGCAGATAAAATTGTCGAAACCAAAAAATTAACAGCATTAAACACATTGGTGCCGATTGGACTTGTACAAAACGGTAGTGGCAAAATTAGTTCACATAAGCCGCGAAAAAGTAAAACGGATGAGAAGTACTTGAGAGTCTCATTCTAAAATTTAGAAAAACAAATCAAATATCTGTATTGTTTGATTTGTTTATTGGTTACTGTATATCTTTATTGTATACGTTTACTGTATACGTTTACTGTATAGCGTATTTTTCAATTGCCACTGATTTGGTAACATTTTTCACTATTTTCTCTATATTGTTCTTTTGTTCTTCCTCGGTAACACCTGACATGGCGTTCATGACGATTTTGTTGTACTGGTCATACTTTTTGGTTCGAGGGTCTTTACATGCTGGATTTTCCTTGACCCACTCATTGATTTGTTTAATGTTCTTGAATGCTACCTTCTTAATTGCCTTTGTAATGAGTGGTTTGTCATCACTTTCCTTTATCCACTCATCATTGTTCTTAATATAAAGCACTTCCCTTTTAGTGTCGCTACAATGTATGGGGCGCAAATGGACTCCTAATTCTTTGATACCCTTTGAAAATATATTGGAGACACCATCTGCGTAACCAAGGTGCGCGAAATTCTCCAAGTCTGACAAATTCATCTTGATTGAGTCGACAAATTCGTCAATATTCAAGGCGTCTTTACACTGTTCATTCAAAAAGAAATTCAAGTTGAATGACTGGTTGTTACAATTGCTAATGTTGTTGATATTATTGTTATTGTTGTTATTTATAGTATTGAATGTTTCCTTCTTAAGTAATTCAATAATGAGATTACGTATTTCTTGATTCTCAATCATTTGCATTTTCATCATCTTTATAATGTCCTTACTATTTGGTTCTAAATCAGGCTCATCCGAGTCTTCTAAACATTGTTCATCTTCTGTTTTACAAGTTTCATCAGGTTTGCTGATGTTATTTTTTATACATTTCTTTTTATGTATCCATAATCCGTTTCGCGATTTATAAATCTTTTGGCAATTTGAACATGTCAGTGTGGCGTTTTTGGTGGTCACTTCTGTCACCGAAATGTCACCTGTCTGATGCTTCCTAGTGGAAATATGTCTAGTCCATTCGCTTTTTTTGTGACACACAAAGTCACATTTTTGACAACTAAATATGTTGGCGTTTTCGGCGTTTTGTTCCGTCATTTTTGTCACTAAAGTATGTCAAGAGAATAAAATAATGGATTTTACACAAAAATTTATCGTCACATTTTTTTCTCACAGAAAAAATAATTTAGAGCATATTGGTCACAATGTGAAAAAACAGTGTTTTTTGAAACTTTATTTGGGTTCTCAAATTTGGACATTTCTAAAAATGTCCATTTTTCATTTCCCTTTTTACTTTTGGGAAAATTATTATAACTTTGTAAAACTTTTCAAAAACTAAATAATAAATAACTTAAATAAAGTCAATAAAAATTGAATTAAAAGTATCAAAAGTATTAAAGTAACAAATATAAACAATTAAATAAAATGGCATTAGAACATACTTTTAAATTATTCGAATTCAACGTGTATAATAGTAAGGGTCCTAGTCAATCAAGTGACGAAGACGAAGAAGATAACGGCATGGGTTCATTCAATCGAGACAACTCAACATTCGCAATTCAAATGTTTGGAATCAATGAAGAAGGACAAAAGGCCTCCATTTTGGTAGAAGAATATCAGCCATTCTTTTACTTAAAAGTCGGAGACAAATGGACCAAAAGTATCAAGGACCAATTTGTAAATCATTTGAAATCAAAACTCGGGAAATATTATGAAAATTCCATCGTGGAATGTAAGCTAATCGAGCGAAAGAAGTTATACGAATTTGACGCCGGCAAATTACACCGTTTCATTCAAATCAAGTTCGCAAATGTGCCTGCTTATAACAGGGTTAAGAATTTTTGGTACAAAGACAGCGTCAACTCGGAAGGAGAAAAGGAGCGTGGTCTAATTCCCAATGGCTTTTGGTTTAAGGACTGTCATGTGGAATTATATGAAGCAAATATTCCGCCCTTGTTGCGATTCTTTCATCTGCGCGAAATCAGTCCATCCGGCTGGATAGCATTGCCTTGTAAAAAGACCTTTGAAATAAAGGGTTCCAATAAAACGACCACTTGTGACTTCGAGTTTTCAATCAATTACAAGAATATAGTTCCTCTAAATGAGAAGGAAAGTCGTGTTCCATACAAGATTATGAGTTTTGATATTGAAGCAAGTAGTAGTCATGGCGACTTCCCAGTGCCGATTAAATCGTATAAGAAATTGGCTACAAATATTGCCGACTATTTTGCTAAAATGACGACCGATATAACTCCTACATCGTGTAAAACACTTTTGTCAAATATTATAAGAACCGCATTCAATTTAACGGACTCCAAAGATACTGTAAAAAATATTGACCTAGTTTATTACAAAGGGAACTTAATAACACGACAAGATTTAGATGTAAGAATAGAAGAATGGTTAAAAACCAAGATAAGAGACAGAGAAGACAAACATGATGATACGCATTTAATAGAGGCGTTGTTTGAAAACGCAAATAAGGCGCTTCAAGTCAAAGAAAAAGAAGAAAAAGAAAAGGAAAACAATGATGATAATTCAGACGACGACTCGGGTTCAGAAGATGGACTAGTAGAAGAGGCAGACGATGAACCCAAGTATTTCCAACCAAATCCGTTAACAAGCTTTAAAGCAGACACCTATAAAAACAAACAATCGACCATTGTGGATATCATGTGCGACAAGAAGTTTGAACGCGAAGGCAAAATAAACGAGCTCATATTTGCCCTAAGAAACAATTTCCCTCCATTGGAAGGCGACAAGGTCACATTTATTGGCTCCACTTTTGTAAGATATGGTGAAAAAGAACCCTTCTTAAATCACTGTATTGCTTTAAATTCTTGCGACTCATTAGACGGTGTTGTCCCCAATTCGCAAATAGAGACATACAATTCAGAAAAGGAGGTATTAAATGCCTGGACCAATCTCGTTCAACGAGAGAACCCTGACATTATTATTGGTTACAACATTTTCAGTTTCGATTATGAGTTTATGTTTCGCAGGTCTCAGGAGCTAAGTTGCGCAGAAGATTTCTTGAAATTGTCTAGAAACAAGGACGAATTGTGCGCCACAATTGACTACAAGACGCAGAAGATGGAAATCGATAAGAGCAGCATTACTTTGGCATCAGGCACATATGATTTGTCCATTATCAAAATGAATGGCCGACTACAAGTCGATATGTTAAACTGGTTCAGACGCACAGAGAACCTCACTTCGTATAAGTTGGACTATGTTGGCGGCCACTTTATTGGCGATTATGTAAAGAAGTTGGAGCATCAGGAAACAGGACATACTCGCATATATACGGTTAATATGACCGGATTACAGACCGACAGTTTCATACATTTCGAGGAAATCAATCATTCGTCGGATTACTACAAAGATGGCGCTAAATTCCGCGTCTCGTATGTGAATAAAACAGAGAGTTGGTTTGAAGTCGATACTATAGAAAATCCGAAAGCAAAGGCCGTCAAATGGGGTCTAGCAAAAGACGATGTCTCACCCAAGGATATTTTCAGGATGACCAATGAGGGTCCGACCGCGCGTGCTGTCATTGCGAAATACTGTATTCAGGATTGTAACTTGGTTCAGCATTTGTTTTCAAAGGTGGATGTTGTAACGGATTTAGTCGAAATGTCGAAGTTATGTAGTGTTCCAATGAGTTTCTTGATTTTCCGAGGTCAAGGCATAAAGCTTACGAGTTATGTAGCGAAAAAGTGTAGAGAAAAGGGCGTCTTAATGCCGGTAATTAATAAGGGGTCCAAAGATGATGGTTATGAAGGCGCAATTGTTCTAGAACCGAAATGTGGACTATATTTAGACAATCCAATTGCGGTTGGTGATTTTGCGTCACTGTATCCGAGTTCGATGTTGTCGGAGAATTTGTGTCCTAGTAGTAAAGTGTGGACAAAGATATACGATTTGGCAGGCAATTTGGTGACAGAGACTGGTTCTAAAAATACAGAAACGAATGAATATATATATGATAATTTGCCTGGTTATGAATATGTCGACATCCGTTTTGACACGTTTCGGTATTACAGAAAGAACCCGAAAGCGCGGGCAGAAAAGATTAAAAATGGCTATAAATTGTGTCGATTTGCTCAACCGTTACATAACAAGGATAAGGTATTAGGGTCGGCTGGCGCCTTACAGTCGACTAACGTCTCTAGCTCGACTCAAGTCTTGGAAAAAGCGATTATGCCTTCTATTTTACAAGAATTATTGAAGGCAAGAAAAGACACAAGGAAACAAATCGAGAAAACGGATGACGACTTTATGAAAAACGTCCTCGACAAGCGGCAATTGGCTTATAAAGTGACGGCCAATTCATTATATGGCCAACTAGGCGCCAAAACCAGCACATTTTATGAGCCGGATATTGCTGCATCAACGACTGCGACTGGGCGACTATTGCTGACGTATGCGAAGCGTGTTGTAGAAGAATGTTATGGAGATACAACCGTTGACACCAAATATGGTCTTATAAATACGAAAGCGGAGTATGTTTATGGAGATAGTGTGGCAAATTATACACCAGTTTATGTAAAACATAATAACCTGATTGACATATTAACTATTGAAGAATTGGCCGTTAAATATGGTAAAAATAATTGGGTAAAATGTTCTGAAGAAGGTAAACAAGACAAGGAATTCTGCGAACTCAATGCTGTGGAGACATGGACTGAAAAAGGTTGGACCAAAATGTTTCGAGTGATTAGACACGAATTAGCTTCTCATAAGAAAATGATGAGAATTTTGACACACACTGGTTGTGTTGATGTAACAGACGACCATTCACTTGTAAGAGCAGATGGAAAAGAAGTATCTCCAAAAGAGGTTAAAGTAGGAACCGAGCTGTTACACTTTCCACTTTTAGAAAAAGTGGAGCAAAACAATCATAAGATGTTTACAAATAGTCATTATAAAACAATGATTGAAGCAGCAATGTATACTAATTATTTAAACTGTAATAATATTAATTTTAGAATAACTAGTGAAAATGATATGTGTATTATTGTTATTCCTGAGAACATAGACTTTAAAAACGCTATTGCTATTAAAAAAATACATGATCTCGAATATTCAGGCTATGTATATGATTTAACAACAGATAATCACCATTTTGCCGCTGGAATAGGAAATATGATAGTTCACAATACGGATTCAGTATTCTTCACATTCAACCTACAAGATAAAGAAACTGGCGACAAAATTATTGGCACCAAGGCCTTAGAATTGTCTATCGAAATAGCAAAAGAAGCGTGTCATAACGTCTCCAAGTTTTTGAAACAACCCCACGACTTCGAATATGAGAAGACATTCTTGCCGTTCTGTCTTCTATCAAAGAAGCGCTATGTCGGCATATTATATGAGCATGACCCTAATAAGGGCAAGCGAAAGGAGATGGGTATCGTTTTAAAACGCCGCGACAATGCGCCAATTGTGAAAGACGTATATGGCGGTGTAATCGACATCTTAATGAAGGAACGTGACATCAAAAAAGCACTTGATTATGTCGACAAGTGTCTCCAAGAATTGGTCGACGGAACGGTGCCGATTGAGAAACTGATTATTACTAAATCCTTGCGGTCATTTTACAAAAATCCGCAGCAAATTGCTCACAAAGTCTTGGCTGACCGAATTGGAGCGAGAGAGCCAGGTAACAAGCCAACATCCGGTGACAGAGTACCATTTGTATACATCGTTAATCCAAATAAAAAGGCACTACAAGGCGAGAAAATAGAGACACCAACATTCATTAGAGAGAACAATATACAAATCGACTATTCGTTTTATATTACAAACCAAATCATGAAGCCACTGCTACAGCTCTTTGGTCTAGTATTGGAAGATATTTGGATGAGTCAGAAACCGCCAAGGCGGGCAAAAGTGTCGACACTTAGAAAGGATATCGAAACTGTGAAACGCGACTTTTCGACAGATAGTAAAAAATGTGAAGACAAGATTGCCAAGATGAAAGATAAGGAGGTGAAGACATTGATATTTGATAAGTATTTGAGAGTAACCAATAATGCGAAAGAAGGAAATCAAAGTGTTACCAACTTCTTTCAGAAGAAGTAAGAGACAAGAAGAAATAAGAGACGAGAACTAAAAGTAAAACATTTATTACACAAAATGTAATAAATTTTTTATTCAAATTATAGCTAAAAACAAGATAACTTTAATGGAATCCAGCAAATGATTGTCCGTGAAAACCTTTGGTAGTATTTTTATTTGTAAACACATCGTAGACAATTTTTGTTAAATAAGCGACTTGCTTAGTAAGCTTAGAGATCTGTTTAATATGTTGACCAAAATTGTAACTTTCATATTCATTATCGCTTTCACTTTCACTAACTGCTTCATCTGCGTCTTCTTCATTATTGTTGTCTTCCTCGGTTTCATCATACTCACTATCTTCGGCTTCATTTTCTACTTCACTTGCATCCGCTTCTTCATTTTCTGCTTTTTCATTTTCTGCTTTTTCATTTTCTGCTTCACTTGCCATTTTATAGGTCTTCTCTTGTCTATTCTGACACACATCATTGTAATCGGCAATCCCCTCATAATCAAGTTTATACATGATGGCATTTGGGCTTCTCTCATGTAACTTGGCTATTTCCTGAATAGATAATCCAAGTAAATCAAATTCCCTCTCTAATCTCAAACATTCATTAACAGTCCATTTAGTTCCAGTACGTCTATACATTATATACTATAATAACAGTATATACCTTTATATTGTTTTAACAAAACATTTTATCAAGAACTCATTCGGTCATCTATGTTCTGTATTCCGGTGAACAATTGTCTCATACATTAAAATATTGTTAGAAGGGTCGTAAACAAACCGGTCATTGTTGTCGGCATTTGTTGACGGATGAAACAATGATTCGAAAAAGCGACTTGATAGTGTATTTAACAAATCGTCGGTAATTTGATTGCCGGATAAATCAAAAATAATTTCGTTACCGGATGGGTCTCTTGCTGTAGTTGTTGTAGGTCTTGCTGCTGTTGTAGGTCTTGCTGCTGTTGTAGGTCTTGCTGCTGTTGTTGTATTTTGGTCTCTAACATGATTTCGGACATCAAATCTACACACAGGACATCTAACATTGCTTTGAAACCATTCGTCAAACTGAGATGGTACAAATAAATGACCGCAATGATGTATTTGTCTCACCAAGTCGTCAATATTAAACCTATCCAATGATATTGGACATGATTCAGATAAAGGTCTTTCAATATCACCATATCTAACAAGTCTAGATGCGGCGTCTAGTTGCTCAACAGTAGGTCGGATGGTAACTGATGTATTTAAAAAGGATGATAAAATATCCGACATTTGGCTTCCGAATGTGCTTCTATTTGTATTTGTATTTGTATTAAGATATTCTATTGGACTAATTGGAGTTCGGTAATCATAAACCACATTAGGTCTTATATTTTGAAATGCGCTATTCAGTCTAGAACCGTGTTGTTGTCTCTGCGTTTGTTGTTGTCTAGAACCTTGTTGTTGTCTCTGCGTTTGTTGTTGTGTAATATACACAATATTATCTCTGATTTCATTCAGCGTGCCATATAGTCCATCTATTTGTGTAAATACACGTTCTGATTGAGCAAGCAACACGTTCAATAATCGATGCTGTAAATTACTAGTAGAAATCATATTATTTCTAATATCATCTATCATGCCGTAAAGCCTCTCAATTTGGGTGCTTATACGCATATATTGCCCCGTATATATATCAAGGGCTCTCTGTTCAAAAGTTGTAAAACTCATTTCTATATAATATAATATATGAAATCTGTTTAAATGTATTGTATTATATTTAATTATTAGTTGAATAATGTTATCAGAAAAATATTGTAATAAAGGCCTTTCCGGGCTAGCAAACCTAGGCAACACCTGTTTTTTAAACTCATGTATGCAAGTATTATCCCATACATACGAACTAAACGATTTTTTAAATCAAGAAACCTACAAGAAAAAACTAAAGAAAAATTACGACTCGGCGCTCTTGTTAGAATGGGACGAATTGCGCAAGCTATTGTGGAGCGAAAATTGTATCATATCTCCGTCAAAATTCGTCGGGACGGTTCAAAAGTTGGCAAAAATAAAGGACCGAGACCTTTTTACCGGCTTTTCTCAAAATGACCTCCCTGAATTTCTATTATTTGTAGTAGATTGTTTCCATAATGCGCTGTCAAGAGAAGTGAACATGACAATCCAAGGCAAAATCGAAAACGAACGCGACAAAACAGCTGTCCTTTGCCTTGAACGAATAAAGCAAATGTACAGTAATGACTATTCTGAAATTTGGAATATTTTTTACGGTATCCAAGTTTCAAATTTAACGTCTGTTGAAACCGGAAATAATATTAGCTTGACACCGGAGCCCTATTTCATGCTTAATTTACCAATACCGGAAGCCAATAAGTCTCCATCATTGATAGATTGTTTTAATTTGTATGTCGAAGGCGAGACCATGGATGGTGACAATGGTCGTCTAAACGAACTAACTGGTAAAAAGGAGACAGTCCGAAAGAACTTGACATTTTGGAGTTTCCCAAATATATTAGTAATTGATATTAAGAGATTTAATGCGGCCAATCGTAAAAACCAGGTTCTAGTAACATTCCCATTAGACGATCTTAATTTATCTGAATATGTCATTGGTTACAATAAGGAGAGCTATGTTTACGACTTGTATGGAGTATGTAATCACAGTGGCTCGGCACAAGGAGGACATTATACCGCATTCGTAAAAAACGCAAATGGTAAATGGTATCATTTTAATGATACTAGTGTGTCCGAAGTGGGGGTACCGAGTCAAATCATTAGCCCCAAGGCATATTGTTTTTTCTACAGAAAACGACCGATTGTAAAATAAATTATATTGGAATTTATTTGGTTTATATAATATATAATATATAATGAGTAATTCTAGTTCTACGTCTACTTCTAATTCATTTATAGATACAAATATTATCACAGGTTTAGGAAACGTGGCTACAGATACATATAATTTTTTTAATGGGATACTGTCAAATCCAAGTGTAATAATCATTGTTGTAGGTGTTTTATTAATTTACATAGCAATGTTTTTTTCTTTAGGAGATACAAATTCTAGCACAAGTTCATCGTCAGGTGGCATGTTTTCAGGACTATCTAATGCGAAATTTACATCATCTACTACAACTACATCTGATACGTCGTCATCTAGTATAAAATACTTGGGAATACTTGGTGCTGCTATATTTTTCATTTTAATTGTCATAAATGGATTCCAATACTTTTTTGGCGTTGATATCGTAGCAAAAATATCGGATTTATTTTCAGGAAATCCAATTGTTGATATATCAGTGGATACAACAGCAGCACAAAGTGGTTCAGGTTCAGGAACAGGAGCAGGTTCAGGAACAGGAGCAGGTTCAGGAACAGGAGCAGGAACAGGAGCAGGAGCAGGAACAGGAGCAGGTTCAGGAACAGGAGCAGGAGCAGGAACAATAGAACAAATAAAATTATACCCTCAAGTCTTTAATATTCCCGGAAACGATTATGTATACCCGGATGCGAAGGCACTGTGTAGCGCATATGGTTCTAGATTAGCAACATATAAAGAAGTTGAAGATGCGTATAAAGGTGGAGCAGAATGGTGTAATTATGGCTGGTCAGAGGGACAAATGGCGTTATTTCCTACACAACAGAAAACATGGGACAAATTACAAACAATAGAGGGTCATGAAAACGATTGTGGACGCCCTGGTATAAATGGCGGATACATGAAAAATCCGGCAGTTAGATATGGTGTCAATTGCTATGGGTTCAAGCCGCGAATGACAGCCGAAGAGGAAGAAATAATGGCGACTAGCCCAATATATCCGAAAACAAAAAAGGATATTGCAATGGAGCAAAGAGTAAAATATTGGAAGGATAAATTGAGCTCTATATTGGTGTCACCGTTTAATCATACAAGGTGGAGTAAAATATAAATTGTATTTTTATTGTTTTTATTTTATTTCCTATTACTTATGTCAATGATAAGATGAAAAATACCATATAAAACCCAAAAACTAACATATGTTATCCACATTAAAGACAGGTATCTCAATTGAAAATATATAACAGTTACAATACAATCTTTAATTTTTTTACAAAATAATTTTAGTTTGTAATTATCGCCTAGTGTTAGTTGATAGTATATATTCATATTAACTGCTAATTTTTTCCGACAAATAGGACAAGTATGTGTTTTTAACGCCCATTCTAAAAAACAATTTGGATGAAAATTACAGTCACAAACGCAAGTATAGTTAAATAAATAGATTGTCTGCATTTTTGTAATGGGATTAGTTAGTTTCTCTTCAGGTTCCCAACAAATCAAACAATATATTATGTCATCTTCTTTTATTTCTTCTTTTATTTCTTCTTTTATTTCTTCTATTATTTCTTCTATAACAGGTTCCTTTT